GATCGCCCTATCATTGACTCAATCTCTCGCGGCGCTCTACCAGATGCTGGTATGACTTTCGAGATCCCAAAGATCACAGTTGCTCCAACAGTTGCAGTAGCATCTGAAGGCGGAACTCCATCAGAGACAGATCAGAACGCAGCGTTCGTTTCAGTTCCAGTTCAGAAGTTCATTGGTCAGCAGACATTCAGCCTCGAACTTCTTGATCGTTCATCACCTGCATTTTTTGCAGAACTCGTACGTCAAATGGAGTTCGCATATGCAAAGGCTACAGACATCGCAGTAGGTACAGCACTTATTGCCGGTGGAACAGACGGCGGAAACCGCGCAGCACTTACAACAGGCGCTCTCGTAGCAGACTTCGTATCAGATGCAGCAGTTTCAATCTACAAGAACACTCTTGGATTCGCTCAGAACATCGTCGTATCTCCAGAACAATGGGGCGCGCTAATGGGCTTGGTCGATACTGCAAACCGTCCAATCTTCACACAGACAATCAACCCACAGAACGCTGGCGGAGATTTGACTGCAACTGCAGTTCGCGGAAACCTCCTCGGACTCAACCTTCGCGTATCTCGTAACCTCACAGATACTCAAGGACTTGGCGATAACACACTTATCGTCATCAATCCAGATGCGTACACATGGTACGAGTCACCACGCCTATCACTCCAGACAAACCTCATCTCAACAGGTCAGGTTCAAGTTGGTTACTACGGTTATGGTGCCGTGGCCACCAAACTGGGTGCCGGCGCTTACCGATTCATGGTTGCGTAGTCACAAACTAATCATGGGGGGGCGGTTGCTCCCGATCGCTCCCCCAGTCGTTTACTAGAGAGGATGTAGAGATGGCTTCAATCGTTACAGTTGCTGAACTAAGGTCAATCCTTGGCGTCTCTACGTCCCTCTATAACGATGCTTATTTAACGGACGTGATAGACACGGCTGAGGCGATAATTTTGCCCATGCTGGTCACTTACGCTTCACCTATTTCAGCAGTCGAATTAGAAAACAATATCGCCACCTACCAAGTGCTAGGCGACAACAATTTCTCAGAGGGTCAGAGCGTAGTCATCACAGGATGCGGCTCCCCATTCAATGGAACTTTTACCATCCTAGAATCTAGCAATTATGACGTAGATACATTCATCGTCAATTCTAACTCTCGCATATTCGTCGATGGAGTTTATAGAGATTTCAATGGCTTCTTTACAGTAGCAATTACAAACGCCGATATTACCGAGCGTAAGGTTATCCCTTCAGGACGTGCAACCCTATCCGGCGCCTCTACTTATGTCGGAGTTAGCGCAGTCGAATCAGCAGTCCTAGCAGTATCGGTGGAAGTATTCCAATCTCGAATCGCTCCAGGCGGCCAGATCGAGGGCGTGGACTTCACTCAAGTTTCGCCATATCGCTTAGGCCGCAGCCTCTTTAACCGTGTATCAGGACTCCTAGGGCCGTACATCGATACCGATTCAATGGTGCAATAATGCCAGCATCGACCATCCTAGACACAGTTCGCCAGCCACTAGCTACGGCTTTTGCCAGCGTTGCAGGCAACGTTTATGCCTACGTCCCAGAGGCTCCTATGGTTCCTTTCGTAGTGACAGTGCCGGACTCGCCTTATCTGGAATTAGAAACCATCAACAAATCAACACTGCACATTAAGATCAATCTTGTCATTTCAGTAGCGGTTGCATATAACAGTAACCCTGCATCGCTCGACAATCTCGAGCAGCTAGTAATCAGTGTTCTGAAGGTGATCCCAGCAGGGTACACAGTCGGAGCGGTTGAAAAACCAACAGTAACTCAAGTCGGGCCTTCCAACGTGCTGGTTTCTGATATCCGAGTTTCTACCTACTATACACAAACAAACTAAAGGAAAATAATATGGCAACCGTAGTAATCACAGGGCGCGATATTTCTCTATCTTTCACAGGTGGAACAGATATCGAGGCACAGGCAACTTCAGCAGTTCTCACAAAGACAAACCTTCGTGAGACTTATCAGACACTCGATGGTGAGGCTTACAAGACCACAAACATCGAAGGCACATTTGCACTTTCAATGCTCGCTGACTGGGGTAAGGCTAACTCAGTATGTGAGGCACTTTGGACTGCGGCTGAATCAGCACCAGATACAGACATCAGCGTTACTTTGACTGCCGCTACAGGCGCTCAATTCGTATTTCCAATCATGCCAGAATTTCCTACCGCAGGAGGCGCTGGAACAGATGCTCAGACTGTAGACTTTACATTCAAGGTATCAAAGGGCGCAGTAACAGAAACCTTCAGCTAAAAACTAGAAACGGGAGCAAATAATGCAACAGAACATAACAATTAAATATATTGACGGATCAGAAACCACTTACCAGGTGCGTCCGCCAGATTACGCCAAATGGGAACTAACCACTAAAAAGGTTATTGCTCAGTTCGGCGGAATGTGGGACATCCTTTATGTAGCGCATAGCGCTATGAAAAGAGATGCCGGGGGCAAGCCAGTTAAGCCGCTTGATGTCTGGATGGAATCCGTTACCGATGTCGAAGTCGGTGATGAGAGCCCAAAAGTCATCCAAGAGGAAGCGTAAGCCGACTCTTAGTAGAACTGGCAATAGCCACTCAGATCCCTATGGATCATTGGCGAACAGGTGAGGATATCTTGACCGCTATAGAAGTATTGGAGGAGCGCAATCGTGGCAAGTGAGCAAGTAGCACTAGACCAGACTGAACTTCGTCAAGTCTTCAAGGCGCTCAAGGGTATGTCGGATGAAGCAGTCGATGAAGCGAAACGCCAGTCGGGAGCGCTGGCGGACTTCGCTCGATCAGAGATTATCCAAACGGCTAACTCAAGGCCAAGTCGAGCAGTAGCTGGGCGCATCGCAAGTGGAGCCCGTGTTAAGAAGTCAAGCCGTATCGGTGAGATTACTTATGGGTTCGCCTCTCAGAAGTTCTCAGGTGGAGCAACTACCAAGGATATCTGGGGCGGTTCTGAGTTCGGTTCTAACAAGTTTAAGCAGTTCCCAGTCTGGTCAGGCCGTGAAGGTCGAGGATCGAAGGGCTGGTTTATCTATCCAACGTTACGCAGGATTCAACCTGAGATAGTCGCTAAATGGACTGCCTCATTCGATAAGATTTTGAAGGAGTGGACATAATGGCCTCAACATCCAGAGCCTTAACCCTTAAACTCCTTGCAGACGTTGATAACTTTACTAAGAATCTTAATAAGGCCGATGGAGAAGTTCAGACTTTCGGTGGCAAAGTATCCGAGTTCGGTAAAAAGGCTGGTCTAGCCTTTGCAGCCGCAGGAGCCGCAGCCGTTGCATACGCTGGCAAGTTAGCCATCGATGGAGTGCAGTCAGCAATTGCAGATGCAGCAGCTCAAGAAAAGTTGGCCTTAACGCTTAAGAACGTTACAGGGGCAACAGAAGCACAAATAAATGCCACAGAAGATTACATAACCAAGACATCCCTAGCCTTCGGCGTTACAGACGATGAACTTCGTCCATCCTTGGAGCGTTTAGCCAGAGCGACAGGTGATGTACAGAAGGCACAAGAATTACAAACTATCGCCATCGATGTCGCCGCAGGTAGTGGCAAGTCACTCGAGGCCGTAACAAATGCGATGGCTCGCGCAGCCGAAGGTAATACTGCATCGCTTGGCCGTTTAGGTATTGGTCTATCAAAGACTGAACTAGCAACCATGAGCATGGAGCAGATTACTGCCAAACTCGCTAGTACCTTTGAAGGTCAAGCCTCAGCTAAAGCCGATACATTCCAAGGCAAGATGGATCGCCTCAAGATCGCTTTCGATGAAGGCAAGGAAACAGTAGGCGCCTATATCCTCACGGCTATTACCCCTATGGTTGAAACCATCGTAAACAAGGTGATACCGGCAATCTCAAACTTTACAAGTAATCTAGGCGAGAAGTTAGCGCCAGTCATGAAGATCATCCAACCAATCATTGACGGAGTTACATTTGCGTTTAATAAGGTGCGCGATTCACTAGCAGAAAATAATGACAAACTTCAGCCGTTTTACGATTTCATGGTAGGCATCTATAACTTTGCTAAAGACTTCCTTGCTCCAGTCATCGGTAAAACATTAGGACTAGCTTTTAAGTCACTCGGTACCTTTATCTCCCTTGCGATAGATACCTTTGCTGATTTCGTACAGACTTTGAGCAATATCTATAACCGCATCATGGGCATTATTAACGCTATCAAGAGCGCGGCTTCAGCCGTTGCTGGGTTCTTTGGCGGAAATGACAATCCAAGTTCAGCAACTCCAAGCGTAACCAGAACTCCAACATTACCTAGGGTTACAGTTCCTTCTAGCCAAACTAACATTACGGTAAATGGAGCAATCGATCCAGAGGGTACTGCGCGAACAATCGTAGGCATCCTCAATAACTCAGCCGCTCGAGGCACACTTGGCGCAGCAGGATTCTCTACTCCATGACCGCCTATACCCCTGATTACAAGGTTCTTATTAATGGGGTCGAGTTATCTAACATCACGATAGCCGATCTCACTATCACCTCAGGCCGTACAGACATCTACCAGCAACCCGTTGCCGGGTATTGCCAATTACAGTTACTAAATCTCAATAACGCGAGTTACGATTTTACGATAGGTACAGGCCTTACGGTAGAGGTTACAAACTCAGTAGGAACTTACATCCCAATCTTCGGCGGCCTTATATCCGATTTTACGGTAACGGTTAATCGTGCTGGCGATCTAGGTTATACAACTGTGGCCAGCATTACTGCACTTGGAGCCTTATCTAAACTCCCTAAAATTATTGATGCTGGCGTATTAAGTGCCGACTTTGACGGCGATCAGATTTACACTCTTCTCAATGGTTATCTATTAGGATCATGGAATGACGTCCCCCCTGCGGAAACATGGGCAGCCTACAACCCTACAGAGACGTGGGCTAATGCCGTAAACGTAGGATTAGGTGAGATAGATCAGCCGGGTGATTATGAACTTATCGCTCGATCATCTAGCAACACAGACCTTTACTCTCTTTGCACCGCTATAGCAAACTCAGCCTTTGGAGTTCTTTACGAGGACGCACAAGGTCGTATCGGTTATGCGGATTCGACTCATCGACAAGATTACCTAGCCAATAATGGATACACGACCTTAGACGCTAACCATGCCAA